TTGTTTACGTAAAGTGCTATTATAGCATAGTGTATTATTTTATATAAGTCTAAATTATTTTTACCATCTTTCTTACCAAACCTCATAGCATATTTCATAATGTTTCCAAGACAGAATCCTTCTCCATATCCTGAATCAATTATCATATCAGTTGCTTGATATTTACCATTAGCATAATGTTGGTCATAAGTTCTATCAACATAAAGCTTTAGTTGTTTTAAAGTCTCGTCTTCTTTAAACTTGTATTTCACTCTTCCATTCCTCCGGTAATGTTTCTTCACTATACCATGTGAAGTTATTTGTTTCTGCCCATTCAGCGTGAGTTCTTTTTGTTTTATCTTTTCTTACCTTTGCACCCGGCATAGGTGAGTAAGGTTTTTGAAAAAGAAAAACTAATTCATAATTATCAGGCAAAGCTTTTCTAATATGTATGTACTTACTATACTCTGCATAGTCCCAGAACCTACCTTTAGCTTCTAGTAAAATAGTTTTACCATCTATAACTTTTACAAAGTCTGCTTCATACTTGTGTTGAACAACATACTCTATAGTATCCCAATGATGTTTCCAATCTTTAAGAACTGTTTGATGTATATCATATTCCCAAAGACTATCATATCCTTTTGGCACATTAATCTTTTTAGGTCTTGGTTTTCTTGGTACTCTTTTAGGCATTCAAATCTTCCAAAGTAATATTAGCATTTTTCTTTACCTGTTTATAAAACCATCTAAGACTATATGCACTTAACATAAATCTATTGTTAGCAAAAATATGTGTTTGCTGTGGAAGAAACTGGTCCAAGTTTTTTTTATTAATCTTAGTAGCATCTTCACCTTCAGGTACCATAGTTCTTATCCAACTAATAAGTAAGTCTTCTGCTTTACGTCTTAATCGTTTTGCTTTTCTACCATTCATATCTGTGTTACCTCTATAACATTAGGGACCTTTGGTGTTTTAGTTAAGTATCTTAATCCATTAGAATATTTAAATACTCTTAATCCTTTACCCTCGTTTGCATCTTTATGACATTCAAACTTGTATCTACAATATACACATCCTTTAGGTAGTTGCATATTACCAGACTTACCATCAGGTATAGGACTGTAACATTTATCAGGTGGTGTCTTTAACTTAACAGCTTTTTTGATATCAGTTATTTTCTTTTTGATATTAGGTTTATCAAAGTCATCAGGTCTAAACATAGCTAACTCACCTGACTCTTTATTAAGAGCAAGGAATCCACCTTTGTTTGTACCTTCTGCTGCTTCGTAACCTGCAAGTTGAGCCATGTATCCAAATGCATCTTGTTCAGCAAGAGTTCCTTCTTTAAATTTCTTAAATGCAAAACCTGAAGCAGTCTTTACATCTACAACTTCACCATCAATAACACAATCCATGTGTCCTTTAATACCGGATACAGTTATTTCTTTTTGTTCATTAGTAACTTCATGTCCAGATAACTTAACAAGAAATAAAACTATCTCTTCAAGTAAGTGTCCATATAAGAACTTAATAAAAGTAGGCGGAGATATAACCTCTGTTGAATCAGATTCAGAGTTCATCTCATACCATAATTGTCTAGGCTGTTTACCTATGTTAGACATACGTAAAGAAGGTTTACCTCTTGGAGAAGGGTGAGACCAAGTATAAAGAATCTCTTTCATAGATTCTCCAAACTGTTCAATAGTCTCCTCATCTATGTCAAGATGTTCTCCTTTTCCAAGAGCCGACAATTTATTATATATATCTTCGACTAATGTGTCAAGTGTTTTTTTATTTTTAGTCATTGTTTTTATGATTTACAAAATTAAGTTTCCTTGTAACAGGATTAAAGTTTAATATACGAACATTTAAATCTAATTGTGTAGGTGTTCTAGACCTACCAGACCTACCTGATTTTGTTTTAACATCAATATAAGTCATCTCTCCGTCTTTAGTAGCAATTAAATCTATTGGTCCTGAACAACCACAGTTTTTAAATACTTCATAGCCATTATCCCATAACCAAGTTACTGCATAGAACTCAGCTAAATCTCCTTTACGATTATCTAGTGTATGTTTATTAGTGTGTTTCACTCCAGTTACCTCCTATTTTATATTCACCGTCAAGAGGACATCTAAGATTAAAATGTTCTCCTGATTTTATAATACTATCAACAGCAAACTGACCAATGAAATCAGCTTTATCTTTAGGTACTTCTAGTTGCCACTCATCATGGATGTTAGCAACAAACTTATAAGGTACTGTATTTAGTTGTAAGACATCATCAAGTATTGATAATGCTTTCTTCATAACAATAGCACCTGCTCCTTGAAGTAAAGTGTTCAATGCAGAATGAGCATTACGTATGTAAAGCTTTCTACCATCTAAACCTTTGAGATATTTCTTTGAAGCTGCTCTTTGTACCCTGTCTCTAAGAGATTTAAATGCAGGGTTATTATCGAAGAAATGTTCTCTAGCTCGTTTACCATCTGCTGTACTTCCTTCAACCACTTTTCCAAGCTTTTCATCTCCTGCTCCGTACATAAGTGCATAGATGAATGTCTTTGCCTGATTTCTTGATTTAAGTTTTGCAGCTTTTTGATTAGCTGTGTGTATATCTCCATCTAAAATCTCCTTGATATAAGTTTCATCATTCATATAGTGTGCTAACATTCTTAGTTCTAAACCACTAGCATCAACTCCAAGTAATACATTACCTTCATCAACAATCCAACATGCTCTACATTCTGAACCGTAAGGACTGTGGACTGAAGGTACTTGTGCCATGTTAGGACTTCTGTGTGTCATTCTACCGGTGATAGCACCGTTAGGTATAACAAAACCATGCACACGTCCATCCTCTTGCACCGCTTCAACCCAAGAATCAACTTGAGCTATACGTTTTTGTATTAATAAAAAGTCTGCTATAAGTTTAGCTTCACGGATATGAGTTACTTCTGATAGAGTTTTCTCATCTACAATAGGCTGACCTGTAGGAGTAAACCTCTCAGGTTTCCAACCAAAGTCAACAAGATATTCACCAATCTGTTTACGACTACCAAGATTAAACTCTTGTAAAGTCTTTCTCATGAAAGGCTCAAAGTTATTAGTATCTATACATCTTTGATACTCATCATCAGTAAGTCCACGTTTAGATAAGTCACCATCTTTTTTAATGTAAGGTGTAACTAATTTATCATCAACCCATTTAGGTTTGAAAGTACTGTGAACTTCATCTTCAATCTGTTGAGACTTTTCTCGAAGTTCTGCAAGTAATACTAATGCAGATTCCATGTCAAACATGAAACCATTTTCTTCTTGTTGTTTAATTATTCTTGCAACGTCTTGTTCAAGTTCAATAGATTGTTTACTAAAACCTTTTGACTCATTACGAAGTGAGTTATAGACAAGAGTATTTAACTGGACATCACGAACACAATAGTCTAACATCTGTGTAGAATAATTCTGATAGTCTTCAAAGTCTATCTTAGAAAGACCAAGCTTATATCCCCACTTCTCTAAACTATGACCACCCTCTCTTGTAGGGTTAAACAATCTAGAAAGAACAAGAGTATCAATAAGTTCTTTGTCTCTAAGTTTTATACCTGCAAACTTTTCTACCATAGGGATATCAAATCCTATAATGTTATGACCTATCAACCTATCTGCTTTAGATAAAAGCTCATAGCCTTCTTGCAAGTTGCTTGGAGGAAACTTAAATATCTCTCCAGAGTTTGCATCTTGGGCTACAAGACAATGTATTAAAGTTGCTTTAAGGTCATCGGTTTCTATGTCAAATACTAAATCCATAATTAAAATGCCTCATCTAAACTATCATCAAAGGTAATATCTTCATCTGTTAATTCAGATAGTCTACCTGTTTCAGAATTATAAACAACTCTAGCAGCCATACCTACATCACCAGTATACCTAGACTTAAGAACTCTTAGTCTAGTAGTCCTAGCTTCTTCAGGGTCATCTGATTGTTGATTTCTTTCTAGTGCAATAACACAATCACTAAGTTGTCCGATACTATTAGAACCTCTAAGATGAGATAGAGAAACCTCTATACCATTCTCATGTCCTTTATTACCATCAACTCTACGTAAGTGTGAAACTAAAATGATACCTGCACCTGTCTCTTCTACCAAACTTCTAAGTCTAGTCATGATTGAATCAATAGCACGTCTCTCATCTCCCTCATGTACAGCACTAACTAACATGTGTAGATGGTCAACGACCACCCACTTGCAATCACATCCTATAATCATAAAGCGAAGCTTGGTAAAGATATCATCAATGTCATTCGTACCAAAGTGTGAATGAACCCATACTCTATTCTTGTTCTCACCATCATAAAGTATATCAAACATCTTATCTAGTTCTTCTTTAGAAAACTTCTCACGTTCTTGGTCAACGTATAACCTAGCATTAGCTTCAATAGATAAGATACCATCAATGGTTCTTCTCCAATCTTCTTCTAGTGCTATGATACCTACGTTATCTGTAGTGTTCTTAATAAGATGATGTTCAAGTTCTCTTGTCACACTTGACTTACCAAGACCAGTACCACCTGTAAGTGTGACCAGTTCTCCTGCTCTAAGACCATACAACTTCTTGTTCAGTCCTTCATAAGGATAAGGAACACTTTGTTTCTTCTCACGATTGTGAAACTTCTCACGCTGTTCAGAAACATTTATAACACCAGAAGGTGTATAAACTTTACTAGCCCACCAAGCTTCAACAAATTCTTTATGTTTGTTGTTTCTTAGCATGTCGTTAGGGTCTTTCCAACCGTTAGGAAGGGTAACTATCCTTGCCTTTCCCGGTTTAAAAAGTCTAGCAACTTTAATACTAGCTTCTTGTCCTGCTTTATCTTTATCAAATGCAATGATAACGTTTTCAAAGTCATCAAAGAACTCTAAGCTTTCCTTGATGTCTCTTACTGCACCATTGGCACCACGTTTGATAGATACTACAGCCCACTTAGAACCAAGCAGTTCATAAGTAGCCATAGCATCACA